CCCGTCAAGCCGACGCCCGGACCCGTTGCCCCGACGGAACCGGTGGCGCCCGTGGTTCCTCGGAGCGGCGTGGTGACGCCGGAGCTGTTCTTGTAGGCGGGCGTGTTGGACGCGTCGGAGTCGTTGAAGATGGTGACCTGCCCCGATGCCGGCGTCGGGATGTCGGCTTCGGCGCTGTTCCTCAGTGTCAGGCCAGACCCGTTCGGCATCTCAATCGACTCCCAGCAATTGGCCGAGGACGACGAGGAAGCCGTCTACCTCGATGGTGGTCTTGAACAGGGCTTGCTTGTACAGCGGGACGGTGAAGGTGTCACCAGGAGCGATGTAGTACGGCACCATCGCGTCCGTTGACGAGACGGTGACCGTCACAGCATCACCCACGGCCGTCGCAGTGACGCCATCCCCGACGAAGTCGATGCTCGTGGCCGCAGAGGTGAGACTGACGCCCTCGTCGAGGATTTCGAGATCACTGCTCGCCGACGGTGCGAAGACCCACGTATTCGTCCCCGAGTCATAGACGAGCGTATCGCCATCGGACTCCGTTCCCGGAGCGCCAATCGGGATGTCGTCGATACCGGTGACGGTCGGAGCAGGAAACCCGCCGCCGAGGTCGCCGCCGGCCGAACCAGTCGGAGAGCCACTCGTCGCGGGAGTTCCGTCGCCGAAGCGTGTGACTTTCATGCTGACTGGTTCGCCGGGTACGGGATGTCAGGCAGCGTAATCCCAACTGGAAGCTCGACGGCGATGCCGCACGAGTTGAGGTGGGCGTAGACCGAACCAGGGACGCCCGGCGTCACGGAGGCAGCAGGGACGCCGCCGGTCGGGAGCAGGATGAGCTGGCCGAAGTCCATCGTGTTCGGGGTCGTGAAGTCCGTCTGGTTGGAGTTGCCGGTGACGCCGTTCTGCCACGCCTGCCGAAGAATGACGCCCGGTGATGTGGCCGAGCCTGCCGTTGGATTGCCGCCGCTGAAACCGGTGGAGTGGCCGCCCGATGTGGCGTAGTAGAAGGCCGAGACGACGTTGCCGCTGATGCTCGAGAGAGAAGGCGTCGCAGGGTTCGTGTTGTGCTGGTTCGACGTCGCCACGAACGATCCGGAAGGTGGCGTTGTCGTCGGCAGCTCCCAGAGGTACACAGCGCACTCGGAGTTGTTGTCCTCGGTGGAGAACGCCGACGGGTTCACCGTGACTTCACCGGGCTGAACGTACCTCCACGCGGCCGCGACCAGGAACCCTGCCGAGGAACCCGGCCCACCGATGTTCATACCGGTGTAGTCCGTCGTCGCCGACGCAATCACTGTCCAGTTGGCTGTCTGGAGCGCCGAGTACGGCGGAACTGGAGGACTTGTGGGGAAGATAGGTGGGCTGTCGAGCGCCCGGAACTGCGTGGGATAGACCGCCGTGAACCCTGAGGCAAACATGATCGCGAAGAGGATGTTGCCCGGAGTGGTCGGACGAGGAAGTGTCGGGATACCGGAGTAGCTGACACCCGGCTCCTGCTGGTCATAGGCACCCGAGGGGATGCTCTGCATGGGCGTGCATTCGTACTCGATGTTGTAGAACTCGTCCGTCTCCTCGTCCTGTGAGACTGTCCGCCGAAGCGCCCGGACGTAGCGGAAGTCCTCGTACCCCGGAAGGTGAGTGAACTTCACCTGCCCTGCCTGGCCCGCCTTCCAGTCGTTGACGTTCTCCTTGGGTACCTGGACGGAGAACGTGATGCGCTCGTCCTCGGTGGAGTTGTCGAGGAGGTAGCGGTCGCTGCGCGCGTTCGCGGCCGAGGACGTCTTGAGTTCGGGCGCACTCGAAACGGCATCGCGCCACGCGTAGGTATTCGCGGTGGTTGCAAGCTCGCGGAGCACCGTGCCCTTGGAGTAGTCCATGAGGACACGCGTCACGATGCGCGTCGGGTCCTTGTCGAGGACGGCGTCCATGTTCGGCGCCCACGTCGTCTCATTGTCCACGTCCGCGAGGAGGTTCGATACCTGCATGTCGGACAGGTAGACCGGACTGTCGTTGAAGTCATAGAACAGGACGAAGTTCCCGGCGTCGCCGTAGTCACCCGCTTCGTCGTACACCACAAAGTAGTTCTTGCCGCTCTGCTGCGCCGCACTGTCTAAGACGTCTGCCGGCGTGCTCCGCGAGTAGTCGTTCGCGTCAAGGTTCACAGCGCCGGACGTGGAGACAAGGCCATCGAAGAGCGTGTCGGACAGGAAGTCCACGTCCAAGAGAGCCGCGATGCGCTCGAGGTCAGTCTCAGCCGGCCGGTTGAACGACGACGTGGCGTCGATGTCCTCCGGGGTGAACCTACGGAACGAGAGAAACGCGTTGATGTCGTAGAGCTCGACTTCGATGACGCGAGCGGACTCCTGGATGAGCGACGGTGACTCACCCGAAGAGCCCCGGCGGTACGTGCGCTTGCCGGTGTAGCCGGTGAAGATGCGGCGATTACCCGAACCCGGAGCTGACTCAATCCAATCGAACTGCTTGAGGCCGATGATGGCATCGCCGTCATGCCCGACGTCCGCGTCGGGGTCATCGAGGACGACGGTGCTGATGTAGGACTGGCCCTGCTCTGCCTGCTGGCCGATGGTGATGCGGCCCGCCCTGACGACGGCATCGCCGAGGTCCACCGACCACGCCGAACTCGATGGCGTCTCGGGTGAGCGGTAGATGTAGGACTGCGTCACGAGGGCCTGATGGGCGAGATGCGCTTCTTGCGGTCGCCCGCGTGGTACGTGTCAGCGGCAGACGGTTTCACCGTGACCTGGAGGGCAATGTTCCGTCTGCGGTCGCCACGGTTCTGACGGTCATTCGGGTCCACGGTCGGCGTGAACGTATCTGGTGCGTTCTGGTTCCGGCGTGGCGTTGGTCCTTCCGGCAGGAACGACGGCAGATGGATGTTCTGAACGGCCAACACGACGTTGGCAAAGCCTGCCCGCAGAATGCCCTGCACGGCTTCGGCGGCACGCTGGAGCAGTGCTGCTCGCGCCGCCTCGACACGCTGGAGACGGGTAGTCAGGAGGTCGATGTCCTTGCCGATGCGGTCAGCCGTCTTTTTGTCGCCCTTCTCCAGAGCGAGCTTCTGGGCGACCTTGAGGTTGTTTATGGCTCCCGTCAGGGTCTGGACGGAACCGCCCTCGGAACGCTTTAGGAGCTTGTTGGTGATGGTGTCAGCAGCTCCCGCCGAGAGGGTTCCCTTGGGAGCGGTGATCTTGAGCCAGCGGATGAGTTCTCGGAGCACTTCGGGTGTCGTGTTGGGCCCAAAAGGTGACGTCGTTGCGTTGGGGAGCTTCGTCTTGATGGCGTTCACAAGGTCGTTGCCGGTGCCGGCAATCTTTGCGTCTATCTTTGCCAGAGAGTCCGCAAGCGGTCCCTGAGCTTGGTCTAGGTGGAGCCGCGTCGCCGTCCCGATGGCATCAAGTACCGCCTTGCGGTCCTGCTGAAGCTGGTCCTGTGTCTCTCCGGTCTGTTTGGAGAGTCGGTCTGCGGCACCCACCAGGTCCTGAGTAATCTGCGCGCCGCCGAACACCGACTGGATGACGTTGTCGAAGATGTTTGAACTGAGGATGTTCTTCGTCGTGTCCTGGAGGTTCTTGAGACTTGCGGCCCTATCCTGTGTGGCCGTCGCATCGACCTGTCCCTGAAGGTTTGTCTGCGCCGTGTTGACGGTGGTTTGGAACGTCCCGAACGCCTGCGCGAGCAACTGAATGGACTCGGCGGCGATGGCGACGCTGCCGATGATGGAGACAGCGCCGAGGATTTTGCTGCCGATGCCGACCTTGCCACCGACGGGCAGGCCACCTGTTCCCGGAGTCAATCCAGCCTGACGGACCCAGAGCGCGTTGGCGGGGTTGGAGCCTCGGTTGAAGATGCCGCCGAGGCCCTTGAGGCCGCCCTTCAGGATGTCGCCGAGCCCTGACGTCAGGAGGCCGCCGGTCAGCTTGTTCCCCACGACGGCCGCGACGGCGAGGCCTTGGAGTTCCTTCGGCAGGCCCTTCCAGATGTTGAACAGGAACTTGGCCGACTCGCCCGCCAGACGGAGGCCGTCCGCGATTGCAGGGAGGACGGACTTCCCGAAGTCGATGGCCGACTGGAGGTTCTTCGGCGACAGCAGGTTCGACAGGCTCTCGCCGAGGTTCTTGGCGAACTGGATTGCCTGCGGCTGCTTGAGCAGGCTGGCAAGCGCCTTGGTGAACGACGTAAGTCCGGGCAACGCACCCTGAGCGAGTGCGACCTTGAGGTCCTCGAATGCATCGGCGAGCCGTCTCTGCTGACCCGCGAAGGTGTTGGCCTGCGCCGCCGCCGAGCCGCCGAACTCCTTATTAATCTCGGCAAGGATGAGCTTCTGTGCGCTCAGTAGGTCGTTGTGCTTGACGAGGTCCTTGATCTGGGCCTGCTGCTGCTTCGTGAACGTCACGCCGACGCGGGTGAGCGCCGTGATGCCCTTGACGGGGTCGTTCAGGGCCTTGCCAAGCTGGATCGCCGATCCCTTGACGTCCGACCCCATCGCAGTACTGAGGTCAAGTACCGCCTTCGTCGCCTGGTTGAAGATGTCGTTATTGGCGCCAGCGGCGTTCTTGATGTTCGTGAACGTCAGGAGCAGGTTCTGACTGCGCTGAATGGTCTTGTCGTCGATGGTCGTGAGGTCTTCGAGCGCGCTGGCCTGCTCGCGTATCTGTGACGCCGTGACGTGAGCGGCCCCGCCGGTGCTCTTGATGACGGCGGCCGTCTGAGCCTCGACGGCTTGGAGTTCGTTCAGCGAGTCGATACCCGACTTGAGAGCGACGCCGAGGCCCGCGATGAGGCCACCTGCACCGACGAGCGCGAGCTTGCCGACGGTGGCGAAGCCTGACCCGATCTTGGAGAAGGCGGACGAACTCCGGCGTTCGAGGCCGGCCATTGACGCCTCGGCCTTGGCGACGCCGGGTGAGAACTTGTCCTGGAGTTCGAGGCTCGCGATGAGGCGAGCCGTCTCAGCGGCGGCCATTCATGCTCCGCAGCTTCGCGACCTTGGCATCTTCGATGAGTTCCTGTTCCCGCTGGAGCCGACCGACGTCGAGTTCAGCGATGAGCTGGAGCCGCCAGCGTGCTACGCCGAAATCCCCACGGTGCCGTCCGTCCGGGTAGTGGAAGTCGAGGATTGCTTCGACCGCTTCAGGGGTGTCGGCTCCGAGGAAGTCGGCGCTGATGTCAACCCGCCTGTCGGCGTAGGCGGCGATGAGTTCTGCGCCCTTCGGAGCAAAGGGAGCATCACCGCCTCTTGGTAGAGGTCATCAGCGACGTCCGCCACAGGGCCCGCTGCGACGGGCTTGGAGAGCAGATACTCACGGATCGTCTCTCTCGTCACCGGGACGGCCTTGTCCTTGTCATCCACGACGCTCCACGACTCGACGCCGCCGAGGATGTACTCCTCGGTCAGGACAGCTAGAACAAAGGCCACGTCCTGACGCTGCTCTTCCTCGAGGAGCAGGATTTCGTTCTGGATGCGCTTGCCCTGCCGGAAGTCGAGGTGGTCCCGGAGGGTGATCGTGTCCTGCTCGTGCGGCTTGCCGGGGCAGATGCAGTCGGTGAGGACGTCCATCTAGAGTTCCGCGTTCGTGAGGGTGTTCACGACGTCGGACGTGAAGACGCCGTCGAACGTGGTTGCATCGTAGAAGGCGTGTGCCGTCAGCACGACGACGGTGTTTCCACCCACTTCACCCTCGGTGCGGGTATAGTAGCGCGCCGGCATCGTGAAGTTCCACGAGTAGAAGGTTGATGGCGTCTCGGCGACGGACGTGGACTCGAAGCGGACGCTGATGTAGCGGTCCTTGCTCTGATCGAGCATCCAGTCGTCCGACTCCGATGTCAGGCCGACGGTCTGCGTAGTCTTGGCGTAGGTGGCCTCGAGTTCGATGGTTCGCGGGCCGCGCCCATACGCGTCGATGTCGAACGTCTGCGCGCCGTTGGCAAACCGCTTCTGGTCCACGGTCTGGTTGACGCGCAGGACGAACGAGTGGAGCGCGTCGGTGATCTGCCCCGCGTCGAGGTCGTACGGGTCATCGGCGATGTAGATGGCGCCGTCCTTGAGGTAGACGATGGCCTCGTTGGGGTCAACGGAAAGGGACGTCGGAACCGTGGGGCTGTCCGGCGAGTCCGTGGAGCCACTCGAAGCGATGGAGCCGAAGCGCCAGCCCATTGACCCTGTGAGAGGCCCGAGTCCTTCAGGTCCGCTGATTTCGAGGCTCTCAAGGATGCCGTCGCCGTCCTGGAACCAGTCCTCGACAACATCGTCGCCGAACTCGTAGGTGAAGACGTCAAAGTCGTCCACGGTGACGGAGGCCGGAGCGTAGGCCCACGTCTTCGCCGTCCCACCACCCGTCGGCGTGATGCCGCCGCCGAAGATGCCCGAGAGCATCAGGGGGAGGCTGTTGTACCGCAGCGCCGGGTCCGTGAGAGGAGCCGTGAGGTCCGGCGCCAGTCGATACGGCGCGGCCACGGGGTCGATGGAGCCGACGTCGATGTCGGGGTCGGTCCAGTTGAGGTTATGCGCCGGCACGCCCTTGAACGGATAGGCGCGCACCGCTGCGACGCGTGTGCCGAAGGATGCCTGCCGCCCGAACTGGTGGCGGCGAAGTCGAACGAAGCCTTGGATCGGGCTCATCGGAACTCCTGCTAAGTGAGAGGTGCGCCTACCGACCGGCGCGTGGTCATGGAGTCCGTGCGGATGTCCTACGTCGCGGCGAAGCCCTCCAGCGTGATGCGCGTGCCGAAGTAGGACCGCTGAATTTCCGGTGCCTGCCAGTCGGGCACGTAGTTGGGGATGTCGTCAATGGTCGTGACGGCGACGAGGGTGTTCGTGCCGAAGGCGTGGAACCTGTCGGCCACCCAATCGGCGAACCCGTCCACGAACGCGTCGCGCTGGTCCACGGTGTCCTTCGCGTCGAAGAGCCCGTGGAGGACGATCACCTCTACCGAGGGGATGCGCTGCCGCGTCGTGAGGGTGTACTCGGTCAGGACCTCGTTGATGGCGTCCACGAACGCGGTCGGCGGGAAGATGCTCCGGGGTCGTCCCGGGTAGACCTGGAGCGTGATGCCGACATCGGCGGCGAAGTCGTTGAGCAGTTGCACCGCTCCGGCGCGGGCCTGCGTCTGGAACGGGATGCGGGTGAGGGTCACGAGAAGTCACCGAACCAGTGGTGGTCACGGGTACGACAGTCGGACTCCCAACGACCAATCCACAGACGCGGTCTGTTGGCAGCGTCGCGGTATACGAACCAGACTCGGTCAGTCCTGCGACAGATGACACTCAGAAGGCGCGTCACGCTGCCCACCGATTGTGGATAACTTTCTCTCCCAACCCCTTGACATTCTCTACGCGAGGGTAGATAGTAGGCACATCAGGGAAGCACGAAAGGGGACCGAGATGTTCGACAAGGCGATCCAGAAGGCCATCAAGGCAGCGGCCAAGCACAACCTGACCGCATACATCATTCCGACCTACTACGGCCCGAAGATCATCTGGAACGCCAACCAGGTCATCGCTGACCGGTACCTCACCGTCAGCCCGAGCGGCGTGGTCGAAATGATCGACCGTCTGCCGGCCCGCTGATGACACTGGTCGAAGCGGCGGCATCCCTAGGGTTGGCCGCCGCGACGTTGCGCCAGCAGATCGCCAACGGGAAACTCCGGGCGCGGAAGGTCGGTCGGGATTGGTCTGTGACTCCGAAGGAAGTCGAGCGATATCGAGCTGAGTCTCGACGGAGAGGAAACTGATGTACGCACCATGGATCGACACGGCCCGCGGCGTCCGTCGGCTAACCATCACCGTGGAATACGACGACGGTGGAGGATTTGAACTGAACATCCGACGTCCGAAGACGGCGCGGCTACGCGATGCCCATATCGAGGACATCATGGGACCGGCCACGGGGCGGTTCACTCTTGATGTCAGTTGGGCTCGCTCAGAACAGACTGGCATCGTCGCCACGGTGCGATAGAGTGTGCGAAGCGGGTCGGTTGGCAGAGTGGACAAATGCGACCGCCACAGCGGTGAGGGTTCCGGGAACTGTGACGCCGGAGCCGCTCCGTCCGTTCAAATCGGACACCGATACCGACAACTTAGGCTGCCTCGTTCCAGAGCTTGATGAGTTCAGCGGCCATCGGGTTCTTGTCGAGGGCTTCCTTCGCAGCCGGGTTGAGGAAGGGCTGCTTGCGTGTCGCGGGGTGGTGGACCTTCTTGGAGAACACGGTCCCCCGCTGTGCCTGGAACTTCATGGCCTTGCGCTTTCGCGGCTTCTCGTCGTGGGCAGACGTTCCTGCTTCCAGGAAGCGCGCTCCGAACGCCGACACGACGACGGCCTTGCGCTGCGAGGCGTTCTTCACGCGGATGGAGCTTCGGGTCTTGCCGGTGCGCACCTGGACGCGTTGCTGGGCGAGATGCACGGTGTCTTCCGCCCAGTTCTTGCCCACGGGCTTGAACGTCTGGCGGATGGCCCGCAGCCTTGCCCGTAGCTGCGGGCCACCCTTGAGGCTCATGCCACACCGAAGGAAGCGCGGTGACCGAACATGAGCCGGTTGTAGGTGGGGTCGCGGATCGCCCCGACGGCCGCGTCCGGTCGCAGTGCGAGCAGTTCAGCCAGACGAAGCGCCGCTTGCGCGAGCGCCTCGTCAGGCTCGTCAGTGTCTTCGTCCCAGTCGCCCACGTCCGCCTTCACCTGCGCGATGGCGGCTGCGAGCAGACGGGTCAAGCGCGAGACAGAGCCGCCCGACGACTCTGCCCCGTCCCAGACGTCGCTCTCGACGTCAAGGACCTGCTTCAACTCTTCGAGGTCGGGCCACGAAACCATTACTTGCCCTTCTTGGGCTTATGCCCCTTCTTGAACAGGAACGGCTTGAGGCGAGCCGGAGTCCTGCCCACTTACGAGGCCAGCCGGTACGTCGTGAACGCCTGCGGATAGAGCGGGGCGAACCAGAGGATGCCCACCAGCGCCACGTCGCGGCCCGCCTTGGACGGGACATCGACCTGGAGCGTGAAGGTGCCGTCCTCGGCCCACGCGAAGCCGCGGGAGGGTCCGATGATGACGTCGGCCCCGGAGCCGTCCATGCCGGGCACGTAGACCGGCCGCAGGCCCGAGATGAGGCCCTGCGCCCCGTTGCCAACTGTGATGTCCGCGGCGAGGTTGGAGTACAGCGGTGCGTTCGTCGTGTCGGCCTTGGCGTCGATGAACGCCTGGATGGCAGCGGTGCTCATCCAGATGTGGTCAGGACGCAGGAGCCGCGAGACGGAGACGGCGTTCGTCCACGCCTCGCCGATGAGGAGGTCTTCGGGGTCGATGTAGCCCGTGCCGGCCGTCGTGCCGGAGTCGAGCAGCGTCGCCACTGCGAGTGCATCGCCGTCCGTCGCGTACGCCTCGGCGAGAAGCTGGAGGTACAGGTCGAGGTACGACGGCGAGGACCGCTTGAGGAGCTGGATTGAGATGTCGCCGCCACCCGCGATGGTGATGGCGTCGAAGCCGGTCGTGGAGATGTTCGTCGTCGTGGACGTGATGTCCGTCTTCTCTGTCTCCTGGACGCCCACCGTGGGCCGGGTCACGATGACCGGGACCGTGAGCGAGAGGCCGGAGTCAGGCGTCGGCAGGCGTCGCGTCGTCTCGAGGAACGGGCGAGCCGGGTCGATGATGCCGATGAGTTCGGACGTGACCACGGGCGACGGGACGACGCCGATGTTGTCCGAGGTGATGAGGTCCGAGAGGGTGCGGACCTGGATGTCCGAGACGCGTTCGCCGGTCATCATCTGGAGGGCCGTCTTCACCCACAGGCCGGTTCGGTACTGCGGGTCCTGCGCCGGAGCCTCGGTGATGGTCGGAAGGGCCTGGATGTCCATGCGGGTCCGCTCTTCGACGCGGTCGAGCCGGTCGGCGAGGCGGTCATTCTTGTCGGCGAAGGACCGCTCGAGGCGTTCCGCGAGCTGGTCGTTCGATGCGCTCAGAGCACGGATGACCGCGTTGTGATCCGTGGTCGGGGTTGTGGCGTCGGCCACGGGATCGGACATGTCCGGTTCTCCTGTCTCTTCTGTGACAACTTCACTGTCCTGCGAGCGAACCGCGAGAACGGCCGCCTGCTCGCCGTAGGCTGGCCGGTACGTGGTGGAAAGGCCGACGAGGTCGGCGCGGACGTGGACCTTGTGGCGACGCCCCCGCCGCTGCTCGACCAGGGTTCCGCCGGCGGTTTCGCGGAACTCCGGTGACACGCCGGTCACGATGCCCTCGGATGCAAGTGCGAGGACTTCGTCTCCGCGCTGCGTGCTGGCCACGCGGAAGGTCATGTGCGGGCCGTCGGGGAGGTCCGAGTAGGTCAGACCCTTGCCGACGGGGTGACGGGTGAGGACGGGCTGGCCCATCTGGCCAACGCCGAAATGGGCTTCGTGCTCGAGGCCCATCAGGAGAACGCGCGTCGGGTCCACCCCGTCGAACGCACCGCGACGGAACTCTTCGGTTCCCTCGGAGGTCGTTATGACGGTGTTCCACGGCAGGAGCCGGACATCGAGTTCGCGCTTCGCCATGTCCCTGACAGCGATGGCTGAGTCGCCCTCGGGGATCTCGAGGCTCACCACCGCTTCCTCGTCGGTGCGCATGGTTGCTTGGACGTCGGCGAGATGCGCTTCGAGGTGACGCTGCGCAGCCTCGGCGTTGATGAGGCCCTGCGTCTGCGGAAGACGTGACAGGGAATTGCGGACGCCTGCCGCGTTGGCGGGGTCGCCCGGATGCTGGTGATGGGGGAGCGCCCACGTCGCCTGAAGTGCCGGGTCACCGTCGCGGCGGCCAGCGCAGATGGCTTCGTAGGCTGCGGCAGGGTCATCTGCCTGCGTGGCGTCCGACATCGCGGCTTGCCCGTCCCACGGGCTCATGTCGATCTCAGCCATCGGAGAGCCGCTCGATGATGTCGGCCTTCGTGCCCGACGCGTCGATGGCCTTCTGCTCGGCGAGCGCGACGAGGTCGGCCTTCGTCAGCGTGGAGAGGTCGGTGGTCGGAGGCGGTGCCGGTTCAGCGACCTTGGCGGTGACTGTGGCAGTCCGCGCTTCCTTGATGGGGCCTTTCCCCATGTGGAGCCAACGAACGTGACGCTGGTATGCGTACCTTGTCAAAAGAAAGGACCTCCCGCAGTGCGCTTGGGGGCACATGCGCGAGGCCACTTCTGAGCGGCGCGGAGCCCTAAAGACTCCTGGCCAAGACGTTATGAAGTTGCAGTGAGATTAGGCCCCGATTATGAAGCCGTCAATACCTCGTCGGTGACGATGCGCAGAGCGGCGCGGCGCCCGAGCTGAAGAAGGGTCGCTGCGCCGCCTCACCATGCGTTCAGGCTGTTCGACGGACTTCGGTAGACCAGCCCGTCCAGCTCCGGCGTGATCCACGGCGACAGGCCGATGATGTCCACGTCGTACCGCCTCACGAGTTCGCGGCGCACCGCCAGAGCTTGCCGCTCCGTCTTCGCCAGCCAATCCGCCATCCACGGCGGCTGCTCGCCGTCGATGTCGTCGGGATGGCCGTAGCCCTTGTAATGCGTGCGGCCTTCAAGCGTTCCGCAGACGAGCCCGGCGACCATGATGACCGAGGCCCCGGCGTAGGCGGCGAAGTGCATGGCACTCGTCATCGTGGACATCGACACGACGAGGGAGTCAGGGTCGGTCGGCCAGTCGCGGTACACGTCGAAGTCGCCAGCCCGGTTCTCCAGGTGCTCGAAGGTGTAGAGGTCCGGGATGGATGGCGGTTCGGGCCGGTCCGCGTTCCCGTAGGGCCCCGCAGCGCAGATGATCGGCACGCCGGGGAATGCGTCGGCGTTCGGGACCGCCTCTTCGCGGTGTTCCTTGACCACGACGTACTGCGGTGTCAGGCCCCATTTCCGCGCCGACGAGTTGACGCTGATGACCGTGAGTCCTGCGAGCGCGCGCGGGCGCATGTAGTCCAGGCCGCCGGCTCCGAGGACGACGGCGGTCTGCCCGTCCAGCGCACCTTTGAGCGCGGCGATGGTCTGCTGGCGGATGGCGAGGGTCATCGGTCAGAGAAGTCCGAGGATGTAGAGCAGCGTCACCAAGCCGAGACACGTCAACATCACGATGATCAGGAAAACTGTCGTGAGCATTATTTCCCGTTCAACGTAACCCGAACCGTGACCGATGGGACCGTCAGGTGTCATGCCACTGCCTCCGTGCGGATCGGCGTCACGTCATAGATGGCGTCTCGCGCCGCGGTACCTCGCAGGCCGCTCGCGTTGATGAGGCAGAGTTCGGGATGCCGCTCCAACGCGTCGATCACGTCCTCCGCTCCGAAGCCTTCGGGCAGCATGGAGATGAGGGTGCGGACGAGCTGCATGTCCGGCCCCTCGTCCACGGTGACGCGGTAGAGGTCGTACACGCTTCGCGTCCGGGCGATGACGGCTTGCGGGAAGCGGTCGGGTCGGCGCTCCCAGAAGGGGACGACGTGCTGACGCTCTTCGGGCGTTCGCGACTCGTTGTACGCCTCCGCGATAGCGCGATCAGTCCACGCCCAGACATTGAGGCCCAGCGGCCAGCCCGCCGTCTTGGCATAGTCCACGTCGTCAATCGCCATTCGGTCGATGAGCACGCGGAATAACGCGGGGTCAAGAAGCGGATCGTCGGCACCGGCCATGAGGAAGACGTCGGCGTCAGTGTCGCGGGCCACGAGGTAGTGCTGACGGATCATGTCGCCGTGCTTGCCAAGAACGACCTGCGCTCCGTGTGACTTGGCCGTCTCCACGATTGGCGCGTCCGAGGGGTCGGCGCTCGTTACCACGACGACGGGCGCGACGGGCGACAGGCGCGTGATGAGGAAGCCCAGCGCGGAGTCCGGGCCGACGTCGGCCATGACCTTGCCGGGGAAGCGCGAGGATGTCATCCGCGCTGGGATAGTGATGACGGCCTTCATGGCGTGGGCCTCACGAGCGTTGGGATACCTGGAGAGGCTGCGAGCTGCATCGCCTGCTTCTGCCAGAGCCAATGCTGCGCCTCCTCGAGCCGCTGGATCGCCAGCGCAAGCTCGCGGCTGTTCTCATTGGCGTACTGCATCTTGAGTCGCTCCACGAGGGCGGTGAGTTCGGGCAATGGGTCGCCTGTCGAGGCGGGCGCGGAAGAGCCGGGGCCGTAGCGGTCCTGCATCACCACGCGAGCTTTCGCGGCACGACGCGGACGCGTTCCATGACGGTCATCGGGTGCTCGTCCGTCGTCTCATTCGGACCAGTGCACGCGGGTTCGTACTCGTCGTCGTGGCGGAACTCCTTTCGACACACCGGGCAGCGGTAGACGTTGACGCCCTTCTCGCGGAGCGTGCCTGCCGACTGGACCCGTGACGGGACGCGGCTCGCGATGCTGATGCGCTCATCGCGGCCCGACTCCAGGTACTTCGGCAGGATGAGGGCCACTCTACGAAGTCAGATAGCCCGACGAAAGGCCGTTGGCGGCGGGAACGCCGGTCGAGGCGTAACCGTGGAAGTAACTTCCGACGGCAACTGCGACCCACCAGTTGAAGACGGTCGGAACGTTGGCGGTCAGCGTGTAGGCCGAGCCCGCGAACTGCTGCGTGCCCGTCTGAGCGCCTGTCGCCCCCATCTCGAGCGTGACGGTCGGCGCACCGCTCGACGAGAGGACGGTGGTCCGGTGCACGGTGCCCGAGACGGTTTCGTGCGACTCCCAGGTCGATATCGCGGTGCTGATGCCGAGCGACTTCGGGACGATGAGCGTAAACGGAACGTAGGTTGCCACTTGGTTCTCCTATGCGACGCGTGGAAGAGGTAGCGAGTACCAGCCCTCGCGTCGCAGGCTGGCGATACGGTTCAGGTAGCGGTCATATTGAGGCCCCACCGTGGCGGTTGAATAGCGGCGAATGGCCCGGTCCCGGATGTCGAAGCGGTCCAGGAACGGGGCTTCCTTCGCAGCACTCACGAACTCCGCGAGCGTCGAGCAACGCCACCCGTTGATGCCGTCGTGGATATAGTCGATGAAGCAGCCGTGGTCCGTCGTGATGACGGGCGTGCCTACCAGCAGTGACTCCGCATGGACACCTCCGAACGGCTCCGCATAGAGCGTGGGCGTGAAGGTGGCGATCGCGTCTCCGAGCAGCTTGGCTCTCTCTTCGGGGCCGATGACGCCGACCCACTCAACGTCACCTTCCAACGTCAGGCCATCGGCCGTCGTCACTCTGCCCTTCTCGGCGTGCGTGACGTTCTGGCCAGCCAGCAGCAACTTCGCGCCGATCCGCTGGCAGACCTGCGAAGCGATGAGCGTGCCCTTTCGGCTCGTGAGACGGCCGAGGAATGCGAAGTAACCACCCTTCCCGGATCCTGCGGGGAAGTCGGCGAGGTCATACGGCCGCGGAATGACAGTGTCGAAGTTGCGCACGTCGCTGAAACCGTCGGCGTTCGGGTTGCCTCGTCCGTCCTCCACACCGACCTTGAAGCCGTTGTGCCACATCCGCCACGCGTAGCTCTCGAAGACCTTGTGGCTGTCGGGGAGAATACCCTTGTAGCCGATGCCCAGCTCGACGGTCGGCATGTTCAGGTCGTACAGCAGCTCCATCGAGAGGCCGTTCGCGCTGCCCATCGTCAGGCCGAGGATGTCGCCGGGATGATGTCGCTCCCGGATGGCCTGAGCACACCTGACCCCGAACTCAACCCATGCCGGTCTTCGTGCGTCGTAGTCAGAAAAGACGTCTGAGGTCCGGTAGCCCGGCCAGTGGCGGTCCTGCCACGCCTTGTCGATGACCGCGACGTGCTCCGTGCCCGTCGTCTCATGGACCTCGCTGCCGTAGACGTAGACCTTGCCGTACTTCGCGAGCATGGACACCATGACACGCGTGCGAGCGGTGAAAGCTTCCGCCTCCCACGCTTTCGTGAGGTCGGTCCACGGCAGCGAGATGACATGGAGTGCCATCAGCTCGGGAAGAGCACCGTCTGGTCGATGTTGCCGGTGATGGACACCTTCGCGTTCGTCTCGAACGTGTCGTGGAACTCCTCGAGCCTGACCATGTACCAGCCCGCCGGAGCGAAGCCACCCTTCTCGAAGGCCGGGGCGCCGACGTAGCACTCGAGGACCTTGGCGCCGCCGATGGAGCAGTTCTCGCCGTTGTAGTCGATTTCCTGAAATGCGGCGGTCGGCTGGTCAACGAGAACGATGGTCATGGTGAGACTGTCGGGGCTGCACCAGCAGTTCGTGCCCGACCAGCTCGCCTTGGCGCCGAGTGTCCCGTCCGCTGCCTGGTGGACGAACACCTGCAACGGGTGCGTCTGGTCAACGACCTTCTGCGAGAAATTGATGGCTGCCGATGCCGTGCCGACCGATGACAGGGCCAGCAACAGGCCCGCCAAGAGGGCAACGAGTCTCCGCATGTCTGTTCTCCTATCCGAACGTGGTCACGCGGACTTCGCCGCGCGCACCTGCACCGCCGCCCCCTCCGTTTCCTGCGCCTCCCGCGCCTCCGCCGCCTCCTCCACCGCCGGGAGCAAGGCCCGGACCACCGGAACCAGCAGCGCCGGGACCGCCCGTTCCGCCGCCGCCCCCACCGCCGCCTCCGCCGAACTTGCTCGCAGTACCCGTGGCACCGCTTGCGCCTG